GCGGGTCTTGGGGTGCGACGGTATGACGCCGAGACGCAGCAAAAAGTAATCGTTGCCGACCACCCGTTTACGCAATTGATGACCCGGCCCAATCCATTCTTTAGCGGTCGGTTATTACGGATGGCGCTAGCGACTGATTTCATCGTGTCCGGTAATGCCTACCTGATCAAGGTGCGAAGCGCGACAGGGGCCGTAGTCGAGTTGTGGTGGGCACCCTCGACAACGATCACGCCGGATACGAAGCAGTCGGACGAGCGCGGACACTTTGAAGGATCAAGTGAAAAGCCATTCATCTCCGGTTATAGCTACGACGTTGGGAACGCAGGGCAAGAACTCTCGATCCCGACAGAAGACGTGGTGCATATGCGCTACGGTATCGACCCCGATAACACCCAGCTTGGTCGTAGCCCTTTAGCTAGCGCCTACAGGGAGCTATTCACGGATGATGAAGGTGCAAACTTCACAGCGTCCGTCCTACGGAATTTCGGAGTGCCCGGTGTCGTCTTAGCACCCGGTGATGGGATCGGCGCGGTATCGGACGCCGAGCTAGAAGAAATACGCGACGCATGGAGTAACCAGTTCGGTAGCGATAACCGTGGCCGCCTAATGGTTATGCGCGGAAAAACGGAGGTCACAACCCTAAGCTGGTCACCCGAGCAGATGAACCTTCGCGAGCTTCGACGGATTCCAGAAGAGCGGGTCAGCGCGGTGCTTGGTGTTCCGGCGATTGTCGCCGGTCTTGGCGCAGGCTTGGATCGCTCGACGTATTCCAATATGGCCGAGGCGCGGGAGATGGCGTGGGAGTCGGGCCTCATTCCGATTCAGCGTTTAATCGCGGACGACCTCAGCAGCCAGCTTCTACCCGACTTTGACGATGACAGGATGGCAGAGGTCTTCTTCGACTACTCCGACGTGCGGGTGCTGCAGGCCGACGCTACCGACCTCGCACGACGATGGCGCGAACTCGTACAGGGGTCGATTGCGAAGCGTTCCGAAGCACGGGCCGCCCTCGGACTGCCGACAGAAGATGGTGACGACGTATACCTACAGCCGATGAATCTCATAGAAATAGGCGGCGGCGCGATGAGCGACAGCGAAACTATCGAAAAGTTCAGAGACGTCGAAGCGCAAATCCACACGAACGGAACGCTCGATGACCCCGAAGCGGTAGCACGAGCGCTCGACGACATTGGCTAGCCTGTCAGCGGCTCGCCCGATTAGCCAAGCAGCCGCACGTCGAGCCGTAGCCAATACGGTACGAGCCGAGTCGAGGATTGCGGTGGGATACCGAAAAGCCCTGCGCCGGTTCTTCACGCAACAGGCACGGCGGGTTACTCGTATGTGGGTCGCGTCCGATGGATACCTATCGAGCGCCGATGATGGCGACTATAAGGACGCCGCTGACCAGCTTATCGACCCCGAAGAAAACGACATCCTGATCAGCGTATCCGAGCCATTCGTATTTGATATGGCTGATATCGCGTTCGAAAATGCGGACGTGTTCGAGGATGTAACGACGACCGTGGTCGAAGTCGACATCCCCGATATCCCCGAAGAAGTTGACCCGTCGATCCTTGAACGCCTGACACAGGAGAGCGCCGAACGTTTAACCGGAGTCAATAAAAGTACGCGCCGAGCCGTACAGCGCACCATTAACAAGGCAAGCGCTAACGGGTACTCGGTACGGGAAACGGCCTATGGATCGAAGCGAACGAAAAAGGACAAGTTCAGACCGCTCGACGAAATAGTGAAGGAAATGTATCGAGGCCGACCGGAGTGCATCGCCCGAACAGAACTTGCCCTCGTCAATAATGCGGCACAGGTTTTACGGTTTGCCGAAATGGGAATGAATACGGTCGCGGTATTTGACGGCCCCGAATGTGGATGGACCAAGCACGACGACCCCGATAAAGCGAACGGCACGACGCGCTCGGTAGCGGATGCCTCCGCAATGCTTTTAGCCCATCCGAACTGCGTGCGGTCGTTCCTGCCGACGCTGATCGAGCGCGGGTAGTACGCGTGCCTTTGTATATCCCAACGTTTCGTTAGCTGCTATTCTTTGCGGTGATGAAGACTGCCTCGGCGGGAGAACTCGACGTATGTTAAAAACGTGGACCGGCCCTACAGAACTCAAGGACGACGACACCGGCACGTTCGCAGCCCGCATTGCCACGCTCGGTATTGTCGATAAAGACAGCGACGTAACGGTTAAGGGTGCGTTTGATAACGCGAACACCGTAAGGGTTTCACGGTTCAATCATTCGTCGGCTATTCGGGACGACTTGCCCGTCGGTGTAGCGAAGATACGCGAAGACGGTGACGCCGTTATCGCCGAGGGCAAGCTGAACCTTGCTTCAGCCGGAGGTCGTGAGCTATACGACACCCTGAAATTCGAGCAGCAGCACAACGTTCGATCCGAATGGAGCTATGGCTTCACCGTACTGGAATCAGAATCCGAGCAACGCGACGACCAGAAAGTGCGCGTCCTTAAAAAGCTCAACCCGTTTGAGGTCTCGCCCGTTATGCGAGCCGCAGGCGAAGGCACCGCCACCCTCGACATAAAAGAGGAAAAGGATGCCACAGACTTTGCTGACCTCCCGCTCTATGACCGCGATTATTCGTGGAATAGCGCAGCCGCGCTCGGGCGCGTCCGTAAGTGGGCGTCATCCGACGGTAGCGGAGATAAAGACACGATAGATTTTGAGCAGTATAAAAAGGCGTTCTTCTGGTACGACCCCGCAGATGATTCGAGCTTCGGCGGTTTCAAGCTGCCCTTCGCCGATATCACCGAGGACAAACTCAACGCAGTGCCGCGCGGCATCTTCGCCGTCGCCGGTGTTTTACAAGGCGCTCGTGGCGGCGTGGCTATTGGCATCGAGGATCAGGATCACATTAAAGACACCGTGGACCGCTACTATGAAAAGATGCGGTCGGAGTTCGACGACGAAAGCATTATGGTGCCGTGGTCGAAGCAAGCCGAAGGACTATCACTTAAACACGAAGGGGATTTAGCGCTTACCGCTATTGACTCGTTACATACTCGCATCAATCAGCTTGCCGATTTGCGAGTTAAAGAAGGCCGAACGCTAAGCTCGGCTAATCGCAAGCGACTAGGGGCGCTCGTTCAGTCGATGGTCGGGGTTGTTGACGACCTCAACGATTTACTAACGGCAACCGAGCCGCCGCGAGAGCAGATGATCGGAGCGCTAGCAGACATGGCGGCGTTCCAACATGCACTAGCCCAATACGGGCAGGAGTAAATATGCCATCGGATAATTTCACTCGACCCGAGTCATTCAAAGAGGGTCAGGAAAAGCTACGAGCCAAGCAGGACGAACTGAAGGAAATATTCGCCGTATCCAAAGAGGGCGACGGGTACGACTACAGCAAGGTCAAAACGTTAAACGGTAAACCCGCGAACGACGTAGACGTGACTGAGCATGTCCACCAGCGACTTGCCGAAATCAACGACCTCGGCGAATGGGTTCATTCGCAGCGCGAAATTAAAAAGGCGCACGAGAACGTAACCGACGCTATCGCTAAGGAAACAGAGCCAGTCTGGTCTCCGCCACAGCCGGCGGGTGGCTCCGAGCTGAAGGGCTTGGGCGACTTCTTCGTTGGGTCTGAGGCGTACAAAGACCGAGCCAGCAACACTATTGCCACGATGGACCTCGACTCTATCGGCCTCAAAACGCTGATGACGACCGCCGCTGGTTGGGCACCGGAGAACATCCGAATCCCTCGTGTCGAGCTAGACCCGCAGCGACCCATCGCGATTGCTGACCGGATTCCTTTCTTCACCACAAATGAGGCCGCCGTGGTGTACATGGAGGAGACCACATTTACCAATAATGCGGCAGAGGCCGCAGAGGGCGCAGCATTCGGCGAGGCCGCTTTGGTCCTGACCGAGCGAACCAGCACCGTCCGAAAGATTGCGGTTCAGATTCCAATTACCGACGAGCAGCTTGATGACGTCGCGCAGGTTGGCGCGTACGTAAACCAGCGCCTGTCCTACATGATCCGTGCCCGACTCGATAGCCAGATTGTTGCTGGTAACGGGGTGGCTCCAAATCTTGAGGGCATGAATAACGTCACCGGCATTAACACGCAGGCCAAAGGCTCGGACCCAACCCCCGATGCCGTCTACAAGGCAATTCGAGCGTGTCGGGCAACTGGATTTGCTGAGCCATCTGCCGTGCTCGTTCACCCGAACGACTGGCAGGAAATCAGACTGCTCAGAGACACCAACGGAAACTACATCTGGGGGCCACCGTCCGCCGCCGCTCCTGAGCAGATTTGGGGCGTTCCGGTAACCGTGTCCGCCGCTGTAACCGAGAACACGATCAGTCTCGGCGACTTCGCCGGATTCTCGGGTCTGTACGTCCGACGAGGTGTGGACCTGCAGGTTGGATACACCGGCAGCCAGTTCGTGGAGGGTGAGAAAACCGTTCGCGCCGACATGCGTGTGGCGCTCGTGTTCTTCCGCCCTGAAGCGTTCGCAACAGTTACAGGCGTCTAGGAAGTCTTGGAGGGCAGTGATGCTTAGAGTCGAAGTGAAAGGCACAGGCGGGCAGAAGCGGTACACGTTCCAAGAGGACGTGATACTTAACGACGACTGCCAGCTTGTGGGAGAGGATGGCGACCAGACGGGGAGGCTGCTAGCTACGGCTGGTAGAGTTCTGACGGTCGCTGAGGCTGATGCTCTAGGCGTCGCTGCCCTGCTTGATGCCGCGACGAAAAAGCCAAAAGCTAAAGGTAAGGCCAACGACGAACCGGAAACCAAACCGGCTGCTAAGAGTCGGAGAAAGAGCAAGTAAATGGCAGTTATACCAATGACCACAGCAGCGAACGCTGCTGGGGCTCCCGTTCCCGGCTGGAACGATGTGACCTATACGATTGGATCAGAGGCGGCCAACGCGATCACGGTGAAGGTGGAGGTTCTCGGGTACTCCGAGGCGCTGGCATTGCCCATCGTGTTTGATGCCTACTTGTCCGAAGCCAGCGATGGCGAGGGACAGACTTCAACCGCGCTAAGTGGCGGCTGGGCCGACGGCGGCGACGGTAACTTGCACTTCCAATTTTCAACGTCCAAGTCGGCTCGCTGGCAGACGAACGACAGCGGCAGTTGCCAAATCACCATGACGCACACCGGTGCCAGAAACGTGTACCTATGTGTCATGTTGCCCAACGGTTTAATCTCCGTATCTGACGTCATAGCGTTTACATAGTTCGATGGCGATCCTCAACACCAAGATTGTCTCGGGTGAGCTTGCTGGGGCAACTTCAGCAACGCAGGGGCCGGATATACAGGTCAACCGTGTCACGCTTAAAGCCGTATACGGCAACTCGGGAAACGTCTATTTGGGCGGGGCAGGGGTTACCAAGGTCAATGCGGCCACCGATACAACGACCGGCATCGAGCTTGATGCAGGTGACCAGATTACGTTGGAAATATCCAACCTCAATCTGCTGTACCGCATCTGTGACAATGCGGGCGATGACCTCACCTATATCGCAGAAACATCAGCCGTTTGAGATGGCGGCTTCTGATATCCGACCAGTGGTAGGCGTGCGGTAAATCCTCCCCGTGCGCCTATCGCTGGCTTTTATAAAGTGAGCTAGCGACGATGGCCGTGACAGACGCATATGCAACTGCCGCCACCTACCGTTCGCTCATTCAAAAGTCGGACACGGGTGAGGACGCAGAAATACTCGTAGACCTGACAGCCGTCTCGCGCTATATCGAGCGGCGGGTTGGTCGGTTCTTTACGACCGACGCTGGAAATGTCGAGCGCGTCTATCGAGCGACAGACTTGAGTAATGAGCCAAAATCCCTATTCATCGATGACCTTGTATCGGTATCGCATATCAAGGTCGACACGGATGATGATGGTAGCTTCGCGGACGAAGACGCATGGGCAGCGACCGATTACGAGCTATACCCGCTCAACGCTGCGGACGGTCCCGAGCCTGCACCGTATACGCGCATCCTGATCCCGTCGTGGTCTACAAAAGATTTATGGGGTCGGCACCACGTCGAGATTAGCGGCAAGTTTGGCTGGCCGTCGGTCCCCGCCGCCATTGAGCGTGCGACCGTTCACCTGACGGGCATCCTTAGACTGGAAACGCCACGGGCTACGCGACAGGTCAATATCGGTCTGGATCGCGTAGAGGAAACCTCAAGACAAGCGCAGGAAATCCTTAACGCCTTGATTAACGCCTACAGCAAAAAGTCGCT